GGCGAGGATGACGAAAGCGAGGAACAGGCCCAGCCTGCCATCCCCCCGCCCGTCAGTCTCAACGCGGAGGAAAAAGAGGTCTTTGCGCAGCTTCCGCCGGAAGCCCAGCAGGCATGGGCCGCAAGTGAAACCCGCCGCAACCAGCAGGTGCAGGAAGCCACCACCCGCGCAAGTGAGGCCCAGCGAGTAGCGGAAGCGAAAGCAGCCCAAGCCAATGCGCAAGCCGAGGCCGTGTTTGCCGAACAGTTGAAGGCCGTTGTCGGCGCGTTCGCTCCCCAAGAGCCGGACCCTGCCAATTACGCTTCGATTGAACAGTATCGGCACGCCAAGGCTGTTTACGACCACCAACTTGCCCAGCACAACGAGTTTGCGCAGCAGGTGGCGCAGGTCGGCAAAGAAACGCCCGAGCAGAAGGCCGCACGCATTCAGGCGCGCGACCAGCAGCTTTTGACCATCCCTGAAATTGCCGATCCGGCGACCCGTGACACCTATATCCAAAGCGCCTTCGCGGTGGCTGCGGAACTGGGTTACGATCAAGCCGAACTGGCCGAAAACATGGATGCGGGCGATCTTAAGGCCCTCGCACAAGCCGCCAAGTGGAAGGCTGACAGCGAGGAACTGGCACGCATTCGTGCCAAGTCGCAAGAGCGGGTCCGCGACAAGAACACGGGCAAGTTCAAGGCGATTAAACCCGGTGCAGCGCCCCACGGTGACACGAGGCGAGGCAGCGCGGACAAGGCGTTCCAGAAGGTGAAGGCGGCAAAGGGCAGTGCCTACGGGTCTGCGCGCGTCGATGCCTTCGCTGATTATCTGGACCGCTCGGGTATCCTGTAAGTTTCACTCTTTCCGCGTCGTGAGACGCACCCCCTCCCTTAGATGGATTTTCCAACATGACGACCATTCTCAACGTTGGGCGCGTCGGCGTCCGTGAAGACCTCAGCGACCGCATTGCCGAGCTGTTCCCTGACGATACCCCGTTCCAGCGGGCCATCGGCACCTCGTCCATCGGCAACACCTACACCGAATGGCAGACCGATAGCCTTGTTGCGGCCAACGCCAACAACGCCAGCATTCAGGGCGCTGATCTGGCGACCGAAACCCGCCCGAACACCACCCGCGTCGGCACTCACTCGCAGATTTTCACCAAGCGCGTGGGCGTTTCGACCACTGTGGAGTGGACCAACAAGGCGGGCCGTCGTTCGGAAATGGCGCGCGAGACCATGAAGATGGGCCGCGAAATCCGCACCGACATGGAAGCCCGCTTCCTCGGCAACTTCGCGTCGGTGGCGGCAACTGGTTCGGTGGCGGGTCAGACCGCTGGCGCGCTGGCGTGGCTGACTTCGAACGTGTCGCGCGGTGCCACGGGTGCCAACGGTGGTTTCTCGGCGGGTATCGTCGCTGCCGCCACCCCCGGCACCCTGCGCACCTATGCGGAAGGCCAGCTGAAGACGGTTGTGCAGTCGGCGTGGACCAATGGCGGCAACCCGTCGATGGTCATTACCAACGGCGCGCTGAAGCAGGCTGCGGCGGCGTTTCCGGGCCTTGCCCAGCAGCGTCGTGAAGCTGGCAATGGTCGCCTGACCATTGTTGCCGGTGCTGACATCTACGTGTCGGACTTTGGCGAACTCCAGTTCGTGCCGGACCGCTTCGCTTCGACCCGCGACGCTCTCGTGGTGGATCCGGAGTTCTGGGAAGTCGGCATTGGCCGCGCGCTTCAGGTGGAGCCGCTGGCCAAGAACGGCCTTAGCGACCGCCGCATGATGTCGGCGGAAGTCGCCCTGATCTGCCGCAATCAGGCGGCGTCGGGCGTGGTTGCCGACATCCAGGTGTAACCGATTGGGCGGGGGGCTTCGGTCTCCCGCCCTTTTCCATAGGTGCTAAATGACTGAACCCAAGAAGCGCGGACGCCCCGCAAGGGTGGCTGTGGTGGCTGCTGAGGCCCCTTCTGTTGCGCCCAATGGCGTTCTGGCTGTGAAGGTCGCGGACGCTATCCATGACGGTGAAGGCGGGTTTTATCCCGTGGGCCACAAGTTCAACCCCGTGGATGACGAGGCGGGCGAGGCGCTCAAAGCCAAGGGGCTGGCTGAGTGACTTGGGAAGTCCTTGATGATGGCCGCTGGAATGGCCTCCGCAAGCTGATGCGTTCCGATCCCACCGACCCCGATGCGGTGCAGATCAAATACGAAGACGTATCCGGTGGCGCGATCATCGAGGAAAACAAACGGGCCGACACACACAAGGTCGATAAGGACTTGTGGCACGTTGGCCATATCCCCGCATCGGTGGGGCTGGAATGGCTTGTGAAAGAGGGCATCGACATCTGGTCGCCCGATCCGGACATGAAGCGTCGTGTCCTGCGCAAGTTGATGGATAGCGATTACCGGCATTTGGTGCCGGGTGGGGCAAGGATCATGCTATGACAGGTATTGCCTTTCCCACCGACCCGGCGGGCTACATCAGCAACATCAGCCAACTTGTTGCGGAAATCCGCGACGAAATGGATGACAGCGGATATTCGCTGGACAAGATTTACCACGCGATTGGACGGGCTGAGGCGCTGTTCAACCGCGAATTGCGTGTGCCGCAGATGGAGACCGAGGTTGACCTTACGGTGACGCAAGAGGTGACGGACCTTCCTGCCGACTTTCTCGCGCTGCGTTCGGTCTATTCGGAAGGCTCGCCGGACAATCCGCTGCGCTCCATGTCGCCTGCTGGTTTGCGCGGCTTGTATTTGGGGCAGTCGGGCAACCCGAAGGCATACGCCATCGAGAATATGCGCCTTGTGGTCGCACCTGTTGGGGCTGCGTCTATCACGCTGCTCTATTATTCGAAGCTGACCCCGCTGACCGATGGCAACCCGACCAATTGGCTGCTGCGGGACTATCCCGACCTTTACCTGCACCAAGTGCTTGGCATTCTGTTCCAGAAAATTGGCGACCGCGAACGCGCTGCCGACCACCTGTCGCAAGCGGCTGCGCTGATCGTGCAGGTCAATGGCGCTGGCCGCAAGGCGCGTTGGGGTGCTGGTCCGCTTACGCCCGCTCTTGTGCCGCAGGTTCGCGGGGCGCGCATCTGATGCAGCCGCTAGCGTTTGGCGCGTTCCTGCCCGATCAATTGCCGGTTGGCGCTGACAAGCTGGTGACTGCGAAGAACGTTTTGCCCGCGCCGAATGGCTATCGTGCGGTTCCGGCCTTCGCTCCGGTGTCGAATGCCCTCCCTGCGGCGTTTCTAGGGGGCTACAGTGCGATTGCCAGCGATGGCACGGCTTACCTGCTGGCAGGCACGGCGACGACACTCTCGCGCCTTGCAGCGGGGGCGTGGGCTTCGCTTCTCTCGGGCCTGTCTGTTTCGAACCGCTGGCGCTTTGTGCAGTTTGGCGATGTTGTGGTTGCGGTAAACGGCGGGGCAACGCAGGTTGTCGATCTTGTCGCTGGCACGGCTGCCGCTTTGACCGGCGCGCCTACTGCGATTGACGTTGATGTTGTCGGCCCGCACGTGGTTTACGCGCAGTCGAATGGCGACATTCTGATGGTGCGCTGGTCGGCTTTTGAAGACCACACCGGCAACACGCTGGGCAGCAATCAGGCGGGTGAGCAGCCGATGCTGACCGGCGGCGAGGTCATGGGCATCGCTGGCGGTGAATTTGGGGTGATCTTGCAGCGTCAACGGCTTGTCCGCATGTCGCTGACGGGTGACAGTTCCGCGCCGTTCCAGTTTGACGAAATCACGCCCAACTTCGGGTGCGCTGCCAAGGGTTCGATTGCCAAGGCTGGGCGCACGGTGTTTTGCCTGTCTGATCGCGGGTTTATCGCCATTGATGACGGGCAGGCGGTTCGCCCGATTGGCAACGAGAAGTTCGACCGCAGTTTCCGCTCGGCCCTGGGGGACGAGTTCGAACGGGTTTATGCGGCGGTCGATCCGCAGCGCACGCAGGTTGTGTGGGCCATTCCCGGCGTGCCGGGGCGTATTTGGGTTTACAACTGGGTGCTTGACCGCGCCACGGTGCTGGAATTGCCCCTTGAGGGCGTGTTTGCGGGCTTTGAGAACAGCCAAACACTTGAGCAGGTGTCTGCTGCCTTCCCCGATCTAGACGCGATGCCGTTCAGCCTTGACGACCCGCGCTTTAAGGGAGGCGCTCCGACGCTTTACGTGGTGCAGAACGGCGCGGTGGGGGTTTTGGGTGCCAGCACGCTGCTGACTGCCGAGTTTGAGACCGCGCAGTTCCCGATGTTCGGGGCGCGCGGGGCACGCGGGCGGGCGATCTGGCCGGATACGGACGCGACGGCGGGCCTGACTGTGACGGTCAAGGCTGCGCAGCGGCAGGGCGATGCTCTAGAGGTTCGTTCGGGCAGCAATTTGCAGGAAAGCGGACGCATCCCGCTCCAGTTTCGCGGCAAGTTCCTGAATGTCGGGCTGCGGATTGCCAGCAATGACTGGTCATACGCAAACGGCGTTGTGATCGAGGCCGACGCGGGGGCGTTGCGGTGAGGTTTGTTCCCGAGACCGCCAATCGCGCGGACTGGGCGCGCCTTGTTGCGCAGATCGTCAACGGCTTGGTGCGGCGGGAACCTGACTGGGCTAATTTGCAAGATTTTGCCGATGATGCGGCGGCTGCGGCGGGCGGTGTTGGCCTGCGCGAGTTTTACCGCACGGGTTCAATCGTCAAACAAAGGATAACCTGATGCCTACTGTCTATTGTTCGTTCTACGGTGGCTCGCACCTCGGCGTGCGTTACGACCCGATTAGCCCCGCCGTTATCTCTACCTCGGGCGTGACCGCCAAGACGGCTTCCGGAGCGCCTGACGGTGCGCAGATCGTCGGCATTGAGGGCGATGCGGCGCACTACGTCAACATCGGCCCGCAAGACACGGTTGTGGCATCGACGACGCAGGGTGTTTACGTTCCTGCGAACACCGAACGCCTGTTTACAATCCCGCCCGGTTACGGGGTTGCCGCGATTACCGCCTGATGAAAGTCAAGCAGCAGCGCCATGTCTCTGCGGAGGCATGGGCGGCGCTGAGCAAGGCTCTCCCGTATGCCAATTTCACGGCGGCGGATGTTGAGCAAATCCTGTCCGGTTACGGGTGGATGATCTGGGCGATAGACGGCAAAACCTTTGTTCTGACGATGGTTAATCAGGACCGTGAAATAGAGGTTTTGTTGGCTGGCGGCAGCGATGCCGCAAACTGCATCGGGCCTTGGGAAAAGGCAATGCTCTCAGACCCCGCGCACAAGGGGATGACAATCAGAATTGATGGCCGAAAGGGCTGGCGCAAATACCTCAAACATTGGGACTGCGACGCCAACGGGGTTTTGACTAAGCGCGTTGATTGATATATAAAAATCGGGCCGCAACGGTGCTGGTAACACCGCGCGGCCCTGACCAACACGAACGAGTGAGGTTCGATATGGCTAAAGAGCCAATTCTTACAATTGAGCAGCTTCGTCAACTCTTGGACTATGATCCGGAGGCTGGAAAGTTCACGTGGCGTCATCGCGGGCCTGAATGGTTCAAGGACGGTTACAGAACCGCCGAAGGCCAAGCGAACAACTGGAATAGCCGTTACGCTGGCACGCAAGCTGGCAGCAAAGCCCCAAACGGATACGTCTATTTCTCGCTGCCCGGTGGTTGCAAACTCTTAGCCCACAGAGTGGCCTTCGCGCTCTCGCATGGTGAGTGGCCCGAGGTTTGCGACCACATAAACGGTGAGCCTAGCGATAATCGCATTTGCAACCTTCGCGGAGTTTCGCAGCAAGAAAATATGCGGAACGCTCGGAAGTGGGGCCACAACACCAGCGGCCAAACTGGCGTGAGTTGGGATAATCGCCGTTCTGTCTGGATGGCCTACATCAAAATCAACGGGGCAATGGTGCCATTGGGCACTTCGAAAGATTTTCAGGAAGCCGTTCGGCTCCGAAAAGAAGCTGAAATTCGCTTCGGGTTTACGACTCGACACGGGAGGTAAAGTTGGGAAAAAGAAAATCCACCACGACACAAACGGTGCGCCCGATTTACGCTGCCGAAGTCGAGGGCGCAAACCGTCAGCAGCAGGACGCTTACAACCGTTCCATGCCCATGATTAACGACGTGTCGAACAATCTCGGCAGTGCGTCGGCTGATCTGTTCCAGCAGTTCCGGCAGGGCGATCCGACTATTCAGATGGCGCAATCGACTGCCCGCGACATGATGCAGGGCGGCGAAAACCCGTATCTGCAACAGATGATCGACCAGACGAACAGCAGCGTGCGCAATCAGATGCAGGCCTCGCTTGGACGGCGCGGTCTTTCGGGCGGCAGCGACTATACCAACCTTATTTCCCGCGCTCTCGCTCGCAATGAAACCGAAGCCCGCTTTGGCGACTTCAACAATCAGCAGAACCGCCGCTTGCAGGCCGCTGGCATGGCACCGGGGCTGTTGCAGGGGTCTTACCTTCCGCTTCAGATGGCAACGCAGGCTGGCACGGCGGGCGCAATGCTGCCGCTCCAAGCATCGCTTGCGAACAGCGCGGGCACGGCGGGACTGCTGGGCCAATATACGAACAGCAGGGCGCGCACGGTTCAGTCGGGCGGGCTGCTTGAGGGCATCATGGGTGGGCTGTTCCAGCTTGGCGGTGCAGCTTTGTCTAACCCTGCGCTCATGGCTTGCGACGTTCGCCTGAAGGAAAACATCGAGCGCATCGGCATGACCCCCGGCGGCGTTCCGCTTTACCGCTTCGATTATCGCGGCGGCGATAAGGGCGTGATCGGCCCGATGGCGCATGAAGTCGCCATTCTCCAGCCTGACGCGCTGGGGCCTGAGATTGACGGCTACATGACCATCATCCCGGAGAAGCTGCAATGATCGGGCGCAAAGGCTTGTTCGGTAGGGGCGTGCCCGCCATGCCGGGGGTTATCTCGGGCTATGGCGGCGGCACGTTCGATATGGACGGCATGCCCGTAACCATGCCCGACATGCAGAACGTCCCCACGACTGCGGGCGGCAGGTTCGGCAATCCTATGCCCGCGCAAATGCAAGAACCCGCGCGCCCCAAAAGCTTCTGGCAGGGCGGTGACAAGTTCACTGTGCGCGATGGCATTGCGGGCGCTCTGGCGGCGATTGGCGACGGCCTTAGCGGTTGGGCTGGTGGCGGAGTTGGCGCGGTCGGTGGGCTGCTGCAAGGCCGCATGGAGCCGCAGCGCCTTGCCGAAGAGCAGCGTCGGCGCGCGGCTGAGTTGGCGGATTATCGCACGAAGCTTGGCATTCAGCGAGAAATGGAAGGCGAGCAGGGGCCGGAACTCGGAACCTTTGAGGACAACGCCGGAAATGTCTGGAGCTTCGATAAGCGCACCAATCAGGTGGTTGGCGATAAGCCCTTCTTTGTTGACCAGACGCAGCGCACGATGATCCAAGACGGGGCGCTTATCCGCGTCCCCAATCCCTACGCAACCGCAGCCGCAGGGCAATCTGGCGGGCAGCAGGGAGGGTATTCCGAAGGCACCATGATCGAAAACGATCAGGGTCAGCGCATGGTCCTGCGAAACGGGAAGTGGGAACCTGTCTCGGGAGGCACCAGCGGCAACGCTGGTGGCAACTTTCGCCCCTAGTCGATTGGACGCAATCACCGCCAACGCGGAAAGTGGCAACCGCGACTTCTACGGCAACGGACGGCCTGTCGTTTCCCCCGCAGGCGCTCGCTTCGCAATGCAGGTCATGCCCGCAACGGCCCGCGATCCCGGCTTCGGCCTTCGCCCCGCTAATCCCAATGACCCCGCAGACATGAACCGCCTCGGGCGCGAATATCGGGCAACGATGGAACGTCGCTACGGCGGCGATCCTGCAAAAATGTGGGCGGCATACAACGCAGGGCCGGGGCGTCTTGATCAGGCAATCCAGCGCGGTGGCGACAATTGGCTGTCGCTGATGCCGCGTGAAACTCAAGATTATGTGCGCCGGAACGTCCGCGCGCTTGGAGGTCGCTAATGCAGCAACTGCCCGAAGGGTTCCGCGTGGTCGGACAGCCCGCAAATACGCCTGACGTTATCCCGCTTCCCCGCACTCCGCAACAACGCGAGGAAAGCGAACGGCGCAACCGCGAAGAGGGTTACGACCGGGGCGACCGGGGCTTCGACAATGCCGCCAAGCTGCGCACCGAGTTTCGCGCATCCCCGGCGGTCAAGGAATACGAGATCGTTCTGCGCACGTTCAATTCGGCCATGACGACCAAGCCGACCGCAGAAGGCGACCAGTCGCTAATTGTGACCTTCGCCCGTATGCTGGACCCGAACAGCGTTGTGCGCGATACTGAATTTGCGACCGCTGCCGGAAACGAAGACGCATTCACCCGCATTCTCACGCAGGTTAAGCGCCAGTTTGGCGTTGATGGGGCTGGCCGACTTTCTGAGACTGGTCGCGCCCGCCTCCGCGAAGAAATGCGGAACCTCGTCATCAACGGTTACAAGCCGAATTACGACCGCACCCGCCGCGAATATGAGATGCTTGCGCAAGACAACGGCATTACCCCCGCGCAGGTGGTCGGTGAGCCTGTCGAAAACGCGTTCCCCAAGGGGCTGCTGTCTCAACCTATCGCCCCCGCCCGCGAGGTGACGCTTTCGGATGGCCAGACCACAATTAGCGGCAAGCTGCCGGACGGATATCGCCAAGAGCATTACGACTATCTTCGCCAGAATTGGGGAAACCTCAATCCCGGCGAATATGCGCAATTTCGCGTCGGCTTGGACGAAAAATACAACGTGGCCGAAATGGGCCTGCGCTCCGATCCGATCACCTATGCGCGCTTCGCCCCTGAAGCGAACAAGTATGCGCGCGAAGGCGGCTCTCCCGAGCGCATCAACCTGCCCGACCCGACGCGGCCCGTGGGTGCGGTTGAAGGCGCGTTTAACGCTGCTGCGCGCTCGGGTGCTGGCACCGCCTTTGCTAATGCGTCCAATGCGGCGCTTGGCGGCATCCCGCAGATGCTTGGCGGTGAGCAATTTGATCAGAATGCGGCTCTGCTGCGCGACCTTAATCCCGGTTTCGCACAGGCTGGCGAATTGGCGGGCGGTGTCGCTGGCACAATGCTCGGGGGCGGCGCGCTGAAGGGCGGGGCCGCGCTTGCAGGTTCCAGCCCGCGCCTCGCCTCGCTGCTTGCCAATCCCATGACGCCCGAAGTGGGATACGGCGCGCTTTACGGGGCATCGCAGGACGGTGCGCAAGGTGCCGTTTCGGGTGCGCTTGGTGGTGCGCTTGGATCCAAGCTTGGCGACATCGCAGGGCGCGCATTCCCTGACACTTTCGCGGGCGGCGCAATGGATGCCGCACGCGATGCTGTGCCCTCGATTGACGACCTCAAGGCGCAGGCGGGGCGGGAATATGCCGCCGTTGAGGCCGCTGGTGCTGTTGCCGATCCGCAGGCGACCGCCGATATGTTCCGGCGCGCGACTGACATTCTGACCCGCGAGGGCCGCATGTCACCCGCTGGCAGACTGATCGACACAGACACGCCCACCACGCGCGCTATGACGCTGCTGGAGGACTACGCGGGGCAGCAAATGACCCCGACGCAGGCAGGCGCGGTGCGCAATGTTCTGTCGGAGGGTTTGACCGGACAGGACGCTGCACAAAAGCGCATTTCGGGGATGCTGCTGGACGAGTTCGACACGTGGGCCGATCCGGTGCTGCCTGGCATCTCTGTGCCGCGCGAGACGGCTAGCCGCTATCTCCAAGGCCAGCAGATCGACGAGGCAATCCAGCTTGCCAATGCGGACAAGTCGCGCCTTACTCAATCGGGTTACGAGAATGCATTGCGCGGGCGGTTCCGTGAAATGGACCGTTCGACGATCCGAGGCCGCAGCCGGTTTGACGATCAGGTGACGGATGCAATCGAGGCGGTTTCGCGCGGGGACAACATTTCAAACCTCGCCCGTTCCGTTGGCAAGTTCGCCCCCACTAGCCCGATGGCCATGACAGTGGGCGGCGGGGCTGTCGGGATGCTAGGCAACATGGCTGGTGGCCCTATGGTCGGCGTTCCTCTTGGCCTGCTGGCTGCTGGCGCGGGTTCTGCGGGCCGCGCGTTGGCAACAAGCCGTGCGGAAAAGGCCGCAGCGAATGCGCTCAACACCGCGCTGGGCGGGCCTCAGTATCAGGCGATGCTCCAGCAAGCAGCGGAAGAAGCTGCGATGCGGGGCCGCCGGATTGGTGGTGGCCTGTTTGGCTCTGGCGCTGTGGTTACGTCTCGGGACGGGTTCTAAAACAGCCCGAACCACTGGTCGAGCATTAGCAGGGCGACCAGCAGGCTAATTGCCGCCCACATGGTGACATCGACACCCTCTTTGTAGCCGCGCTTGTAGGCCGTTTCGTCGGCCTGCCGTTTGACGCGCTCAATCCGCTCTAGGTCGCTCAT